CGTGGCCGTTGGGATGCGGTTCTTGCCGTGTCTCCACAGGTCATAGGCGAAATCTTCCGAGTAATGAAGGAAACGGGGATCGGCCTTGTTGACGGCATACAGCTTGGCGTTGTAGACAAAGGCCTGATCGAACAGCGGCATGGCCCGGAATGGCGCCCGGACAGTCGGCCCGGTGTATTGCCCCACAAGCGCTTCGGCCATGGCTGTTGCCGGGTTGACGCTCTTGTAGTTTGCGAGGGCGGCGGAGACACGTACATCCTGCGGGGTGTGGGCAACTGGGCCGGACACAGCCGGAAAGCGGTTGATAATAGTGCTGCCGGTCGTCCACTCCTTGACGTTGGTGCCGTCACCGAACATGAGGCGTGACCCGGCGGAGAGACTGGTTATCGCCGCACCGGTATCCAGCGCGGTCACCAGGGGCGGCAGCTTCTCCAGACAGGCATCCGGGGTGATGGTCAGATTGAGGCAGTCGATCAGTTCGGTACTGCCCGCCTCCGGATCGCGCGGGTCGGTCACCATGCGCTGTGTTCCCAGGGCGCGTGCATCGTTGAGCCCCAGGCATTTACGGAACAGTATCGCGCGGGCCATGTTAGAAAAACTCCGGCTGGCTTACCGTCTCGGACGGACCGCCGGCCGCACGGTCCAGCAGGATCGTGGCAATATCCGCCTCAAACTGATCCCGCCAGTAGGCGGACAACTTGGCGTCATACCCTTCGATGTCCGGGCGCAGGTACAGGTATTTCAAGGCACCGTGGATCAGTTCATCATCCAGACCGGTTGTCTCCATGTCGCTGTTCAGATCCTGGTACGTCAGGCGCACCAGGGGCAGACGGGTTACGATCATCTGCACGGTCCCGTTGACCGTCAAACTCCGGTCAAACGTAAGGACATTCTTGCCCTGATCCCGCACAAAGCAGGTCGGAGTGCCGCTGGCCTCATCCCACCTGGGATCTTGCGCGTCCAGCAGCGGGGTTGTCTTCTGCGGCAGCGGCAGCGCTACACCGGGAAACTTGAGGCGTTTGACTTGCAGAATCCGGTTGTCTGTGACATAGGACCGGCCGCCGGGAGCAACGGCCAGTTGGCAGATTGCCGGGGTAGTGCTGTCGGTAATACAGAAAACCCGGCGGCACAATTCGCGCTCGGCTTGCATCAGCGCCGAAACAATACCGGGTGTTTTCCAGAGATACCGGGCTTCGTCATTTCCGGTGGTATCGCTAATGAACTCTGCCCTGATGCGCTGCACAAGATCCCCAAGTGACATAGTTTATCCCTTTTTCTTTTTAGGAGGTGAAGGAAAATCAGCGTCAGCCGCATCGGGATGTGGCTCCGCTTCAGCCGCTTCAGCCGCTTCAACCGTTTCAGCCGTTTCAGCCACCGCCTCTTCCGTTGCCTCTTCTGTTGGTTCCTCAGTCGGTAAACCACCTTCCCCCGCAACCACCTCAAAATGTGAATTCCCTGACAGCTTACCGATAGCGTGCGGGTCGGTCACATCCGGCTCGTTGCCGTTCGAAAAATCGCAGCCAAAGACCACCATGTCTGTCTTATCACCCAGATATCTGAATTTCATACATCCCCTTTCTGTAAAAAAAGGGGCAGACGATGCTGCCCCCTTCACATTAACGAATCACCCGATCAAGCGTCAGCCAGGCCGGAAACGTAGACGGTACAGACACCCCAATCGACCGCATTAGCGCCACCCTGGCCCCACTGGATCTTATCGATCCCGCGGATCTCCTGGAAGCCGACACCCTTATTGTAGCCGTAATCATCTTCCTTCTTGATCGTGGTCTTGGTACGCTGTGCCCAGGCGATGCCGATGGACTGCGCACCGCAGAGGTAACAGGGAGCCACGTCAATTGCGAGAGCACCAACTCCGGTCAGGACCGGCATTTCCGGAATCTCGCGGACGATGACACCATCCCACTCAATCGAGGTCGGGCCGGAATAGAGCGGGTTGGCCTTGCTGCGCTCCAGGGCGGTATCCCATTTCCCATTGGCCACCATCCAGGCCCGCAGATCACGGAACGCCACGGAGGGAGCGAACATAACAAAGGTTTCCTCGTCCTCACCGTAGGTAAAGGGTCGGATGCCGTCACCGTTGGCGGTGCTGGCGGTCTGCGCCATACGTTTGGCCAGTTCCACGATTGGGCCGCTCAGCTTGTCGGCAGCGGGGTCGATGTTGGCCAGTGACGCACTGTGGTCATTGGCGGCATTGTTGGACTTGGCGGCACCAAAGAGAACGCGGTCGGCGTTATCCACCAGCCAGGCATCCTTCTGTGCTTCGGAAGCCGTGCCGTAGACAACGCCATTGATAGTGGCCAGGGCGGTGATGATAGCGTTACGCAGATAGCGCATACACAGATCCTTCAGCGCCACCTTGCCGGCATTGAGGATCTCGATAGGAGAGGCCTGCTCCTCCAGCTCGTTGACCGTAACGGCGTCACGGACCACACCCACGGTGATCTTGTGGCCGTCGTTCGGCATAGCCTTCTCGGCACCGACCAGGGCGGTACTGCCGTCGTTGGGACCGGCGGAGGCGTCCAGCGCACCGACCAGATTGATCGTGATTGCATCGCCCTTGGTCTTGGTCAGATTCTCCTTGATCTGGATGATGGCATTCTCATCCGTCCCCATGTAGCGCTTGAAGCGGTTGGTACGGACATATTCGGAAAAGAACTTGTCTTCCCACTGGACTACTCTTTCTGCTGCAGTTGTTTGTGCCATGTTATATATCTCCTGGCGGGTTGTTATCCCGCAAAGGTTCTGTTCCTAAGAACGGTTGATAATTATCCCTTGCCCAGTATTGAAGTCATGGGCGTAGGCCCGGAAAACGATTTTCCTGCTGTTTGACTCTTTCCTACACTGCGCACCTCGGAAAAGCCGCCACGGGCCAGACGCTCTGTTGTGCGGGTACCCACGGCTGTCCTTTCGTCCGCTGGTTCCTGGCCAAGTGAAGCGTCATCCTCCGGAGTGGAAACGGCAACACCCAGGATCTTGGCAAATTTCGGCCCCTTCTCGTCAACCGCCGCCCGCAACGCCTCGGCGGGGCTCTTGCCCTCGCTTATCAACTGGTCGCGGCGGTTTCTGACGGCATCAATTGCGTCGATATCCGCGTCAGGAGAATCCTTATCCAGAAAGGGATAGGAGGTGTAGGCAGTCGCTGCCACGGTTTGCAGACTGGTGGCTACCTCGTTCTGCCGCCGCTCCTGACTCTGTTCCTGCTGCACATCCAGCTTGACGATCTGCCGGTTGATCTTGTTGATCTCAGCCAGCAGCGCCTTGCGTTCCTCGGTCGGTCCCGACTCCTGAAAGATGTCATCGGCCTTGTCCTGCAACTCGGCCATACGGGCCTCAAGGGTGGCAATCTCAGGAACAGTGGCAGTAGCTGCTGCCGCTGCCGGTTCCTGTTGAACAGAACCGCCGCCATTCACACGTGCAAGTTCCTCATCCAGTGCCGCTTCTTTCTTCCTGATTCTCTCCCGCTCTTTAGCCAGCGCCGACAACTCGGCTTTAACTGGATCGCTCTCAGGTTGGACTTCGGTCTCTTCGGCGGCGACCCGAGTAGTTTTTTCTTCGCCCTTTACCGTATCGTCCGTCTCGGTTTCAGCAGTGGTCTCGACCTCTGCCCGTGTTTCCTGTTCCTGCTCCTGCGGGGGATTCAAAATGTCGTTCATGTTTTCCATCTGTACTCTCCTTTTTTCTGCGTCCCTTTGGTTTCCCCGGTGGACGACACCCTCCCGATTCGGCGGAGACCCTGGTAATAGTACTGCCTACAACCGTTGCAACATCAGATCGCGGCAGAAGCGCAAGCGCTCCATAAAATTCCACGACTTGAGCACCCCGATAAAAAACCCGTAATCCTGCTCAAAACCACTACGGACCATCTTGCCCATCTTCCTGACCTGCTTTGCGGCCTTATCACTCATCAGCGTGCTCCGTCGTTACGTAGTGTCTCGATACCGTGCATCATCCCCACACCCGGACCCTGCGGCTGTACCGGAAATCTTGGATCGGTATTGGCCGGTAAAGTTGTTTCCTCCGGCAGGGTAACAGCCGGGGCAGCCGGGAAGATCGGTGCCGCGTTCTGGTCCCGATAGCCAGCCGACAGGGCAATCGCATCAGCCACCGGAGCGACGCCCGGCACCGTCATAGCAATCTGTCCGGCCTGCATCGCCGCGTAGAGCGCTTCCACCATCCGGACAACCTTCTCTGCCTGCGACTTCTCGGCATCCTCGGCCAGCTTCCCAGCCTGGGCGTTGGTCAGATTGATCTTGGCCCGTGCCATATCCTCTTCCGTCTGCGCCTGTTGTTCCGCCTGTGCCTGTGACTGCGGATCGTCGCCCGGCCCCTTGAGTTTATCCAGAAACTTCTTCTTGTTGCGCAGGGAGGAGGACTCCACCAGCATCTCAAAGGCTGCGCCCTTCATCTGTTCCGGTATCGCCGGGAAAATAGCAGTCATCGCTTCGAACTGTTCCTGCATGGCGTTCACCACATCCGGAACCTCCACGATGCTGAAATCAACATCGATCCGGGCAACCTCGTTACGGATTTCAACCACCTCACTCAGTCCCGGCTGCGCAGCCAGCTCCGGCGGCAATACCCCGCCGTTCTGCTCAGCCAACACATCCGCCCGCGTTACCGGCATATTCAGGCCGATCCAGGTAGGCGCCTCCTCGTCACCCGTAACCCTGATCCACTTCTCGCTAGTCCAGAACTGTTTGATCCGGTTCCACACCGCACGGCACACCTGATTATCAAATTGTGCAATCGCCTCGAACAGCGGTTTCAACTCCATACTGCTGCCTTGCTGGAGTTTGCCGACAGCCCGCCCGGATAAATCTCGCCCATCCTGTCCCGCCAAGGCGGCATGAACCCCGACCGAATCAATCTCCTGCTTGGCCTCCTGGAGCAATTGGAACTGCGACTGCGCCATATCCATAGTCGGAATAACGCCGAACTCCTTGCCAAACTCGCCGTTGTCAAACTGCAGATGCCCGTCAGGCTTGGCCAGTTCGGTTTTCAGCTTCTGCACATCGCCGCCGGCACCGCGCGAACTGAACGTCTGCCGTACTGAAACCAGATGCAGGTGCTTCGAAGCCCGCTTGTTGATCTCGTCCTGGATGTCCAGCCAGGCCCGTACATAGCCGTAGCGGTTGCCGTCACGATCCACATGGGCGCTCTGCAGGATAATCGACCACTCCGGCACACCATCCGGGTCCACATACAAGGAGGGCTCGGGATCTGCCAGAAATCCGCCACGGGTAAACTCGCACACCCACACCTCGCCCTGGTGCAAGAACTCCATCTTGACAATCCGTACCCGCTTGCGGCGGGCATCGGCCCAACGGATACGCGGGGCATCATCATAGGTAGAGGACAGGGTTGACTCGCTGCTGATCGTGCGGGACAGAACATCGCGGGAGGCTTCACCCGGATAACGGTCCACCGCCTGCTCGAAATCCATCCAGGCCACGGCATAGCGATACAGTGAATCGGAAAAGTTTTTCTCACGGCTGTGGGGGTCGTAACCAAGGCGGTCCCACTGATAGCGCTTGATGCAGATTTCCACACCATCGCGGCCTGGCTTACAGAACACCTCCGCTCCACAGGTCCCTTCCACGGTCAGGTTTTCAAAGGCATCGGATTTGATCTTGCTGAATTGGGTCTGGTCGTAGACATAGCGCACGGCATCGGTTGCCGTCTGCGCCATGGTCT